TTCTTTGAGCTATTAGGTTGTACTCCCATAGCGTCTGAAAGTCGGCGGCTGACATAGTGAACAAGGGCATCAGCGGGTCGATACCCAAGCTGTAAAAAAAATCCTTCGCACCTCCCTTGCTCAGCTTCTCAAATACTTGCAACTTCTGCTCGTGGGTGTCAATGTTTATCGCCGCAGGATTCTCGTCATCGCGCACTATCCAAGTAGCTGCAATGTTAAGCAAGATGTCGCGGTGAATAACTGTGTCCTGCCGCTCGCGTATGATGTGGATATACGCAGCAACAAGCGCAGCGTTCTTTGCATTGCTCAGCCCTGCACTTAGCGCCTTCTCCATTCCTTCAAGTATCAGCTCCATCTCCGTGCCGCTCAGTCCGCAGCTTAATCTCTCAAGTAAGCCCATTGACATACTGAAGCGCTCCAATGGTAGGTTGAGCTCCTTCGGGAAGCGGTAGTATGTATGCCCTTCGTGCTCGAATACTTTTACTAAGTTGTATTCGCTTTTCTGCTTACTGCGGAAGATAGAGCGCGCTCGCTCTTTTAATTGCTTGGTGAACTTCATTTATAGATTCTTTTATTTGTAATTCATTAGCGTTTGACATCTTTACTATTGTACTTCTGCCATCGTGGAATATGTACATTATCTCATTTAAGTTAACAATTATATCGGTGTATCCAAGCTCCTCAGTTGTTAACTCTTGCAACTTCTCATCCTCAGTGTCCATAAACTGAATTAGCTTAGTATGAACGTGGATAAACGCTGCCATAGCTACCAATAACCAAATGGGCACTCCGCATCTTCTACTCGCGTCTTTGCAGGCAAGAAGCATCCGCACTCATTGCAACTGTTTAGCTTCTTGTTCTTATGCTGGCATAAGTTACATATCGCAGTGCGAGGCTTGCTCCTTGCTCTTGCGTCTCTATTGCTGGTTATATAATAAAACCAACCTTCTATGATTGCCATTATCCTGCTCATTGTATCAATGCAGCTGAGAATGATAAACACTTGTAAATATCGCCATCGACTGTGATATCTTGATGGCTTTGCTCTGTTGCGGTTAGTGTTACCCATATCGTGTAGCCTTGCATCGGGTCAAGGGATAGCCCTTCAATAGTTATGTTGCCTTCGCCATCGCTCTCAGCTTCAATGAGCATCACATTGCCAGTAGCGTTGTGCTGCACCCAAACGAAGTATTCGGTATCGGCTTCAACAGCTCCGAAGGTGAAACTACCTAAGCAGGCATCAATGTAATCGCCTGCATTGTAACAAGGTGTGCATACGCTCATAAGTATCGTTTTAAAATTGCGTTCACAAAGTAACGAAAACAATCTAAGAAATCGGCACGCTCACTTAAAATTCTTCTATTGCTCTTGATGATGCTGCCGTTGCTATCGCACTGCACTTGCTTTGCATCGAACACGAAGCCCTTGCACTTTACCGAGTTGGCTCTGATGTCGAGCTTCCTTAGCGCAGCATTGCAATCAATGCGGCTGTTGTAGTGCGTCGGGTTGGCTGGTATTATTATCTGCGAATCGCTCAGGTGTAATCGGCGTTTGATTTGCGTGTATGCGCTTGAGTTATCGCGCTGCTGCACTGTGCCGCCCTTACCCATCGCATCGCCAGTGATCCGCAGCAAGCCCATTGGTATGCTCATTCGCTCGATGTAATCGCAGAACGCATCAACGCTGCCCTTATCAATCTTTATCTCATCGACTACCACGCAGCCTCGCGGCAGTTGTTGGATCACCAGTGCGCATAGTGGGTTGATGTTGAAATCGACACTTATGAATATCGGTATATTGCGATTGAGCGCGATGCTATCATCAATGTGCTTCTCATCCTGCCACTCGTAAAGGAATGGGTTAGCAACATCGTCTAAGATATCCCAGTCGCCTTCAACGAAACGCTGATACTGCACTGGCGGTAGTTCCTTCAATGACTCAAGGTACTCGGCAGGGATGTGAGGGTTGTCGGTTATCTTTGATGGTATGTAGCTCCAACGCTCAGGCAAGCTGCCATCCCGGTATCGGTCGTATATCACAGTCTTCACCCAATTGTTAGCAGGGTTGCAAGTCGCCAAGCAAACAATCGGCGGCTTGCCATGCGCCTTGTTCCAACTTCCGATGCGCTCCTGCACCTTGTAGAAAGTTGGCTCTTGCAGCTCGTTGACTTCATCAAGCCCTGCGCCGTTAACTTCCAATCCTCTAAAGCGGTTGAGGTCTTTATCCTCATCGAAACTCTCTGCCATAAAGATAAGCTCGCTGCCGTTGTTGAATGTTACAACATTAGTATCTCTGTTCCAACTTCTGATATGTGCATTTAGCCCATCGCCAAGCAGTCCAGTGAATGATGGAAACGTGGTGCGCTTTAAGTCGGGCAGCGACTTGCGGATGATTACCCAACGACTGCCGCCATAGGTTAGCGCGAGGTGTGTGATAGTTAATAATAGCCAGTAGGTTTTTCCACCTCGTTAATCTTTCCCCCTTACATTTCTGCAAGGGGAGCCCATCGTATAGCACCCCCGAAAACAATTACTCGCTTGTTTCCGCTGGTTGCCATATCGAAGGCTGATGTTTGTGTCTTGGTTAATGTGAAGCTCATTGCTCTGACTTACCCTCTATTGTTCTTATAATCACCAAAGGATCGCTACTGGTAATGTTGGTCTCTTGCGTTTGCTTCGGCTTGCCATAGCCTCTATCAAGCAGCATCTCTGCCGCCTTAATGTCTCCACGTAATGCTTTAGCTTCAATCGCCTTAAGGATGCGCTCCGCAGTCGTCAGCCCGTTCTTCTCATCGCCAAGTATATCAGCCATTAGCTTGCTCAGCTCAGGTAGCTTCTTGGGACGACCTCCTGGATTTCCACTCTCTCCCTTTTTCCAACGTGGTTCTATTTTACCTTTACCTCCTGCCATACGTTGTTTTTTCGTTGTATTACTTACCTCGCTTTCTACTTTTAGCAGCCTCAGCGTTGGCGATTGCCACAGCTTGTTGAGCTGAATACCCTTCGCTAATTAGCTTGCGGATGTTCATTGTAATTATCGCTTGGGTGTCTCCCTGAAATAGTGGCATCGAATCACTTACTTTTATTATACAAAGATATGTTTTTTGCTCTATCAATCTGCTCTTGTGTGAGCTTCAATCTTACAACCTTGTTGTACATTATCACATCGGCAGTAAGATAGCCCTTGTCATCTTGCCTTAGCGAGCCTATAAGGTATTCATTCGGCACTTGCATCTGTATATCTTCTGATGCCTCCATTATCTCCTGCATACTTTTCAATCCAAATCTTACAAGCACATCCTGAGCCCCTCCCGTTGGTGTGAGGTAGCCAATGAAGTGTTCATCTTCAATATTGAAGTAACCGCTGCGCCATCTATTTCTTTGCATTGACACGATATTGAAGTAAGTATTGTTTAATCATTTCGCGTATCTCATCCTTTCGGGAAGCAGGAATCCTCACAGTGAGGTTGCAAGTTGCTTCGCCGTATGCAAATGGCGGTCCTGCACCTTCGCGCACTCCGCCTCTACGTTCTATCTTCTGTTCCATCTGATAGCTCCCTTACAATCATTTTAAATGCTTCAAGAAATGTATATCTTTCTGCGTGACCTTCAAAAGTAAATTCAAATGAATCACAATACTCTCCATTTAAATATAAACTTGTTGATGCTAAATCTTCAAACTTTACAGTAACAGAAACATTGTGATAATTATCATTTTTATTTCCTTTATCTGTTAAAGTAACTTTAATGATATTATGACTTACAAATTCTTCTGAAACAATTCTAACTTCATCTTTCATATTTGCAAAGGTAACTATTTTATTTGATTATGCAATATTACCGCAAGAAATTCCTCTTCACTTCTAACGATGTGATATTCGTGCCCAAGCGAGAGGCATAGCTGCTGGAACTTAACTTGCTCAGGCGATTGCCTTCCGCTTTCGGTCTTCCATTCAATCCAAACTGTCTTCCCTTCGGGTTTCAAATAACACATATCGGCTACGCCTGCGACAACACCCATAGCTTTATTAAGTGCTCCTTTAATTCCGTTTTGGCTGTTGTTATTTATAGCAAACACGCGCCCACGTAGGTCTGGGCGGCTGTTCCATAGGTTCTGAAATGCCTTAGATTGGAGGGTTGCTTCGCTCATAATTGGACCACTTGGACCACTTGGACCACTTGTTTTAGCACTTCCCAAAGTAGCATATGTGATGTGTGTGTGTGTGTGTGTGTGTGCATATATATATTTATAAGGGTTTAGTAAAAAGTAAGTGGTAAGTGGTCCAAAATCGCTGCGGTCTTACTGACACAATGGTTTCCAATGGACCACTTCATAAATAGTAAGTGGTCCATAGTGGTCCACTACATAGTAAGTTTGGAGACAAAGTACATCCTTACTTTGGAATTACCTCTCATTTTACGCTCTTGTTGGTATCCTAAAGATGTAAGTATTGAACCAATACGCTGAGTGTTGAGGTAATTAAACTTAGTTTCCACCATCAAGTATTGCTGAATATCGGTAAGCGACATCCATTCTCCAAAGGCTCTATCTCCAATGTCAAGCTTCTTATGGATTAAGTCCTCCTCCGGTGTTGAGTGCTTAAATGAATCAGTTGATTGATTTAAGAGCGCTATCTCCTCTTTAAGGACTGTATATGATTCGCCAGCTAAATACATCGCGTACAGCTCGCGCCATAGCTCTGCCTTATCGCATTGGTTATAAAGCTCATGGTCAATGTCCAATATATGGATTGGTATTTGCCTGCGGTTGCCAGTTGGATCGGATAGTATCTGTGTTTCGTTTGATGTTCCGCAAAATACTGCGAGCCTGCGAAGGTCAACAGATACCCTGCCGTATGGCTCGCGCACGTTGATGAACTCTTTAGAGGTCAACTCCTTAAGCCGCTTCTCCTCCTTTTTGGATTTGCCGCCGTATTCATCATCAAGTATTAGTAGCTTCTTTGTCATTAGTATTTCATCGTCTTTACCAGCATCCATCTTGCTCTCGGCAAATAGGAAGCGCAGCTCTTTGGGTAATAGATACCTAAACCAATGCGTCTTGCCAGTGCCCTGCTTCTCTCCTGAGAAGATAAGCACCAATGGTGAATGGAAACCATAAGCGGAAGCGACAACTGAAACAAGCCACTTAATGATGAACTTATCGGCATTCGGTGTATCTGTTTTAATACTACCGAGCAGCTTGGATAAGTTTGGACGGTTGTCAACTGGCTTAACATCTGACTCAAAGAACTCATGCAGCGGGTTGTATGTTTCGATTCTGTTGGAGAATAGTATGGCGGTGATAAGGTCTTTAGTTGATTCTTTGAATAACGCTTTAGAGTCCAGAAATATGGAGTTAATATCACTATCGTCAATCGGCTTGTTGTTGAGTTCCACGTTGCGGGTTATAACATTTTTGCGCAGCGGGAAGGTCTTTACGAATGCGGTGATGTCGGCACTAACATTCTCCGATTTATACTTAATATCCTTGCTTACTATCTGATTAACTATCTCGGTGCTCACTTCATTTGAGATGCCGCCATGCTTTTCCAGTGTTTCAATAATTGCATCTGTGGAAAGCCCAGCGGCTCGCTGCGAAGTTGCTGAACGCATTATCTCTTTTGTCTGATTTGAATAGGCATCAATTCCGTTTTGCTTAGCGTGGAAGTAGATGGTTGCAATGGTTGACTTCTTGCCTTTGCTTTCGCTGTGGTTCTTAAGGCAGGCGCTGTACTGCCTATCGCAATCGTCTGAGTTGTACTTAGAGGAGTGAGAGGATAAAGTATGGAAGTGGTCGCGCCCCTGCTCTCCGAACTCGGAGACAAGCGCATAAGCAATTGAAATCCAATCGGAATAATCTTCGCATAGGTTGAGCTGCTTGCGGTCCATTTGCTCAATCATTGCATCGAAGTCGTTTTTTACTACTACTACCTTATGAGTTTTTAGCTCCTTTTGCTTGGCGAGATACTTCTTGAATTGTTGCGCTTTGGTGTTAACGAAGATAAACGGATCATAAGAAACAAAGCGGGCGCGTGCAAGGTTCTTGCATGACTGGTCAACGATTAGTTGATAGTTGTTGTAAAGGTAGGAAGCGATGCCGTTGAAGGCATCGAGGTGTCGCGTTCCATCGATGCGGGATATAACACACAATCCGCTGCCGCTAATGGATATAAAGCAGGCATAAGTATAAGGATCATTGCTCAGGAGCTTTCGCGTTTCTTCGATGTTTTCAACGTGGTCAATGTCGATTGCGATGAATCCTGAATGATTGCGCAGGGCATCGTCTTTACGAGCTGCAAATGAGCCGCTAACTGTAACAAGTGGCGCGGTTTTTTTCTTTAGGTCGCGTATCTCTTTAGTTGGTGCTGCTCTGATGTCGAGCACTACATCTTGCCATTTTCCGGTGCGTATGCCTTCGAGAAAGGAGTTAATTTCGATGTCCACATCTTGGTCATCTCTGATATTCTTGTAGTAGGAAATCTGCATTGTATAATTGTTTTAGGGTTGATTTGAGTTTGTTATCTACGAGCTCGCGGTGAAAGCGGTTAAAATTCTTGTTTTTTTCCTTGCACCAGAGCCTCGCAATTTCGTGATTCTTTTTTTCAATGTGCAAGTAATTATCAGAATTTATTTTTTTAATGTTCTTTTTCGCCATATAAGCCACGTGCTCAACAGAAAGGAATAAGGAGCGGTATTCTTTGTGATTGCTGTTCATTGCGATGAGCTTTTTTATGTCAACGCTTTCGGTCATTAACACAAAGTTGTCGATGCCTTCATCGAGTGCAATCTTCTTGGGGAACTGGTAGCCGCAGGAGCACAGCATCTTTGAGGTATGGAGTAGCGCTTGGCACTCTGGACACTCTTTAACTGGAGCTACTCCATTGCCGGGCTTCTTTGGATTGTGGAATATTGAATCCCAGTTGCGCGGTGATGCCCAAGAGCCGTGTGTGAGGCAGTTGCCGCCCAAGTCAATGATGGTGAATGTGAGCTTCACTGGATGCGGTCTTGCACCCCTGCCGCACATCTGAAGCCACAGCGGCATTGATGCTGTTGCTTTGTTAACAATGACTGTCTCGATGTCGGGCTGGTCAAAGCCAGTTGTGGCAATGCCGATGTTATTAAGTATTGCATCGGGAGTATTGGCGAACCATTGGAGTATTTCCTCGCGGTCTGCTGATGTGGCATCGAGGTGCTTGGAGTTGAAGCCAGCTGCGATGAAGGCAGCATTGACTGCTTGTGAGTGTTCCACGTTGCAGTTAAAGATAATTGTTTTACGACCTAGTGAGTGCTGCTTGTAAGCATTGATTGTGGAGTCGATGTATTTTGGGTCTTTGAACATAGCTCCCATCTGCGCTTGGTCAAAGTCGCCCGCCTTCATCTTTAGCTTAGCGCGTTCTACTATCTTGGCAGCGGAGTAAGTTTGCTCAGGGCAAAGGAAACCAGCATCAATGAGTTCGGGAATATCAATGCCGCAAACGATGTCGGAGAAGTAGTTGCGTAAGGGGTTGGTCTTTTTCGCAGCCAGTGGAGTGGCAGTGAAGCCGATGATGTACTGCTCTTTGAAGTGGTCGATTACCTTAGTGAAATTACCTAAATGGCACTCGTCTACTATCACCATCCCGATATTTTGAAATAGATGCAGGCGCTTATATGCTGATTCAACCATTGCGACATAAACTCTTGCAGGAGGGATTGAGCGCATTCCTGCTACTACTTGCTGCGTTGGTTGCTTAATAGCTTTTGTCGCTTGTGTGAGCAGTTCTTCGCGGTGAACGAGTATAAGTATATCTTGGCTTGACTTAGCGCAAAAGCGGTCGCATATCGCAGAAAAGCAGACGGTCTTACCTCCGCCAGTTGCGAGCTGCGCAACCACCTTGCGATGAGTGCGCAGCTTATCGCTGATGTTTGAGATAAAGCGTTCTTGGTATGGGCGGAGGGTCATAAATAGGTGTCGTTGTAGTACATTTCGCCAGTTCTTAAAGGATTGCTATAAACATCTTCCTCAACTCCAGTTGTGTAGGCTTCTGAAATCTGCTCCTTCTCCATTGCTTTGGCTTTCATTTTTAGGTGTGAAATACTTATTGCATCTAATCTGCCATTCTCTACTATCACCTTTCTAAGCTCATCAATTAGCCACTCAACTGCTGTTTGCTTGCTGCTCATTTCTTATATTTCTTTAAATAAAACTGTTCACCAACGGACTTTCCGATGGCGATTTGCCCGCGAAATATATCGGAGGCGCATTCGTTGCAGTTGTCTATTATCTGCTGCTTTTCGATTTTCTTGGCTTGCTGGAGCAGGTCGTAGTGCTCAACTGCTTTGCCCTTCTTCTTTAGCTCTTGGATGAGCCATTCAACTGGAGTTAGTGTCATTTTTCTATTGAGTATATATCTGTTATAAGTGGATTAGAGTAATATTCAATCCTGCCTTTGGCGCTCCAGCAATGTTCAACATAGCGCAGGTCTTCTGCGAGGGTAACAAACACTGTTACGTTTTCCACGTTGTTGTAAAACATCCTAAGATGTCTCTGATGAATCTCTATGTATCTGAATTTTCGATGCAGGAAATAGTGCATCACGTTGTTGAATGGATAGTTCTCAAATCCTTCGCAGGACCAAGAACTCTCGGATGAGTTGTTCTGCTGCATCGATTTCGTCTTGTGTATGTCGGTAAATAAAAAGTTCACCTTTGAACTTGTTGGGCACTCCTATATAGTAGAAGTTTGTTGGCGGAAAGCCAGTGAGGTAACTGTACCAAACTGCTTGGATGTGATTGTAATGCTTCACCATATCGGCAGCAAATGTGCGTAGGTTAGTGCAGGAAGTTGTCTTGATATCGGCGTTGATTTGAAATTCTGGACAGTGCATATCAAGTATTCCTTTGGCTGCGATAAGTTGCCCATCAATCTCGATGTCGCGTATAAATGTTATCTCTTTTGCCGACCTCTCGAATATTAGGCTAAGCATTGGGTGAGCGATGATGGCTTGGTGCACTTCCTTAGCTTGTGGCAGCATCTCACTTGGCTCGGTTTCGAGCAGGTTTCTGTGAAACTCTGCTCCTCTTTCAAGAGCACCAGCAGCAAATTGAATGCTGCCAGTGTAGTGTCTCTTGATTGATGATGCGTTGATTGCATCAATTGAATTGTAGTGGTCGCGGGTCATAGATTAGTAGACTCTAAGTAGATTTCTTATTGCACTAAGAACTTTCAATGTGTCTTCCGTTGGAGTTCCATTAATTAGACCTACTGATTTATTGTGGCTTATATGAATTAATTTATTTTCCAATCCAATCCACTTGCAATTGTTAATAGTTCCAACTTCTATTAAAGTTAATTCTTCGCCATAAACTAAAATTAAATCTGGTCTTTCTCCCTTTTGATTTCCATTATTGCAAAAACCAGCCATAAGACCTTCATCAGCTATACATAAAAAATCATCAAATTGACTTTTCATAATACTTGGAAGATTAAATCTAAGCTTATCAATAATTGACTCGTGTAAAATTCCATTTCTGTTTGGCATAATCATGCAATTAGTTGCCTTTTGTCAACTGGAATAAATCCGCTGCCGTTGCCGTGTACTACCTTAATGAAGTCAACCTCAACCTTTGCTGAGTTGATAATCACCTGAGCAATGTCTGCGATTGCTTTAGCTTTTTCGAGCTCCATATCGCCTTCTTTTACCATCTCGATAATCTCGAATAAATGGTCTCTTAAATCTTCTATTTTATTGCGTGCCATAATTTGTTAAGTGCTTTAATTGTTTCTTGTATTTCAATTGGATATTTAGTTATTCTATTGCGCTCCATATTTTCGCTCATACTTATTTTTTCAAGGTTTCCTATCTCAAAATTGCTTCTATTTTTATCTCGAAAAACAATCACTTCGTTGCGATTTATTTTGCCATATTCCTGCTCGTAAATATGCCTATGAAGTAAAGCCCACTTTCGAGGCTCTGCAATCTTTATGTATGTATAACCTTCCTCATCAATTCGAGTCGAACCGACTGGGCGATGGTTCGGAGGGATTGTACCTTTTTTAAATTGAGTTACTTGCCCTCCTATTTGCAGCCCCTTCATTCCTTTATTCCAAGGGATATTGCCTTTTGGAAAGAATGTCAATTGGTTACCAGTCTTAAGCCTACCGCTTGATGCCGTTGCAAGGTATGCAGGTGTCTTAAACAACCTTAGCAGATTCGCTTTGCAGTAACATTGCTTAACTGTTTTATTTAATAGTTCTGCAACCTCTTTAGTGGAGCGGTGCGGATAGTGTTCTACCAGAACCGACACTTCTTGCTCAGTCCAAATCTCGCGGCTCATAATGTCTTGGATATGGCAGCCCTTGCTCACCGCTTTCGTATGCTTCTTTTAGTGCGCACTTCATCTTCTCTTTAAGCGGCTTATGCTCTTTGCTTGGCATAATCGTGTTGAGGTATGCAGACAGTTCATTGAACTCCTCTATGATGTTGGATAGGTAGGTCATCTTATCACTTGTGTTTTATGTTCAACAATCTCAATTCCAAAGATTCCATCGGTGCCAGTCAGCTCCATTGCTTTTGGCAGCTTTCTTAGTAGTTCGGAAATGTCGAACAACTCAGCACGCATTATTGTCATCAGCAAGGTGCTCCAATCAACTTCGCCAACTATCTCCGCTTTTTTGGTGATGCGGATGTTCTTTGTGTGGTCGTTATTGAGCGTTGTTGCGGTCATTGCATCAGTGAAGTGAGCCATAATATCGGCTACCATTCCCGCGCCGCTGTTAGCCATTGCAGCCTTAGCTTTTGCTGCAATCTTAGCATCTGCCTCTGCCTTGATGCGCTCCAGCTCGTTGGAGTATTCGACCATCAATGCCTTGCGGTTGTCGATGAAGTCTTTGAGCGGCTGTGTTGCTGTTTTTTCGATGTCCATCAGCTTCTTTTTGTAGGCATCAAGCGGAAGCGTCAGCATCTTGCGGTGGGTTTCAATGTGCTTGATGGCATCGTTTGCCGCCTTGATGGCGTGGGCGCTCAGGTCATAGCTGAACTTGTCCTCTATTTTGGCAGGTGCTGCCTTAATCATTGCTTGCGATTGCAGCACTTCGGCTGAATTTATCGCGTTGTGAAAGTCAGTTAAATTTTCTATATTTGTCTCCATGTTTTAGGTTTTACGACGGTTTGAATTGGGAGCGCACTTTGCGCTCCCTTTTTTGTTTATTAAAATGGTGCTTCTTCTGATTCGCCAAGCCAAGCATCTTGCGCTGGTGCTGTAACATTCGGAGTGAATGGCTTAGAAATTCGCGCAATATACTCATCAGAAATCTTGATTTTATCTTGGATAAAGTCAGGCAGCTTTAAAAATGTTACCTCGTCATGGTCCTGCGTGTTATAAGTCAGAGGCTCATTAAATGCAGGCGGGCAAACTAAGCCTTTTGGCAGCGGCGATATTCCGATGATGTTGGCATACTTAGCATCGCCTTTCTGAACGTGTGTGATGTTCAGCATACACGCCTTACCAAGTAGCGTAAAGATGTCGAATGTTGCTGCAAAATCGTCAGCCATCTTCTTCCCTGCCCAGCTTTCGATATCGCGCCTTAGAACAGACTTGCTATTCATTGACAAGTTGTAGATTGCGCGAGCGTAAAAAGGTTTCAATCCTTCGCCTTTTTCAAATTCATGCAGCTCTGTTGGCAGCTCGAATATGAATTGAACTTTGCGTTTTTTGCCGGGATATTGTCCGGTCTGCATTGTCGTACCTAAGTCGACAATTTGGTAACATCTTGCAGGATAAGCGCCTTCAGGTGCTATCGCTCGGGAGGTGTTATTCCCTACTGGTGCTGTTAATGCCATAGTTTATTTATTTAGTGATTGATTAATTACAATTGAATCGAAGGCTATCATTGCCTCTTGAAATACTTTGCGGTACTTGTGGTGGAACTCCGCTTTTGAACTTGAAAAATACAATCTATTGCAGTAAGGGATATCTTGAATGTCCTCTTTGCTGAACTGCCTTACTACGTTGATAGCATCGAGGTCGCATCTTTGGAAGATGCCTTGCTTGCAGCCGTCATCAACTATGCAAAGAAGCAAGTTCTGAAGGTGGTCGTACTGCCAAAATTGGGTGTTGTCGTGGGATTTGAAATAGGTTTTCATTGTGGTTTGAGTATAGTGGGCGGTAGTTAGCCGCCCTGATTAGTGATTAGTGATTAGAGTGAAAGTATGTATTCTGCTTTTTCAACTAAGCTGATTAAAATAGCTTCTTCGGTCATTGTGATTGTTCCATCTTCGCGCTTATTTTCAAGAGTTTCGATTACTGAAACAATTGCACAAAGAATTTTTTTATTTATCGGTGTCATAGTGAGTGAGTGAATTAGTGAATTAGTATGCAGCAAATGTAAAACTATATTTTGAATCTGCAACACACAAACTAAAATAAATGCAATATTTTTTTACATCGCAATGCAAGTAATTGAAAATCAGCGCAATAAATTTATACTATTGTGCAGCCCTGCTTACTCCGAAGCCGATTAAAGCTCCAACTCCTACGTTAAAAGCGGTGGTTTGATACCACTTCTTCTCCTGCTTAATATAGATGTTATTCATTCCGGTAATCTGCATTGAAGGGTTGTCGATGCTCATTCGCACAATCTTATCTCTGCGCTTGAATAATCCTTTACGGATTGTATCACCAACGGCATAGGTGAAGTCGGCATTCATAATGAGCGAATCAATCTGCAAGTTGCCTTTAGTGGTTAGTGAGCCGCCAATCACCCAAAACTTCTCAGCCTTATAGAATTTCATTGGCAGGCGAAGGTGAGGCAGTCGGTCTATTATAACAGTATCACCTGCTTTAAACTCGGTCTTATAAACGGTGCGCGTCTTGAATTTAACTACCTCTGTTGGGTTCTCCAACTGCAATTCAAGAGCTGCAATTTGCTCTGCTTGCATTGCCTCTTTAGAGCCCATCTGTGCAATCACCTTGCGTTGGGTAACAATAGTCAAACTATCCTGTGTTCTTGTTGTTACGAACTTGCAAGGATCGCATTCCTGCGAGCACTCTTTAATTAAGAGCAGCAGCAGTATAAGGGAGATTGCCAATAACGGCTTGTTCAAGTCCATCTTTTATAAGTTTAAATAGTTTCTTTTTGCTTTTTATCAGCAGCCGTTTGTCTTTTATTTCCGCATCCAAAATATTCAGCGCAACGCATACCGGCATAAACTTCTCTACAACGTGCATTGCAGTAACTTTTACCAGCCGCTCCTCTGTTGTCATATCTCGCGTGCTGCTTTGTTAACCAATGTCTTAATCGCTTCATCGAGCTTATTAACGCAGGCGTCAATCATTTCTAATAACGCAATTTTTTCCGACTCGGATGGTGTATCTCTTAGCATTTTGGTGAGGGAGTTAATACTTGAAAATGGCTGCCTTATCTCGTGTGAAAGCATAAACCTAAATTCATCAAGTAGGGCGCGTTGCCTCTGATATTCATGTGATGTTATTGAGGTAACATCTACCAGCTGGATGCCTATAAAGGTGATGCGGTCTCCGATTACAAAGATGTTCCAAACATTGAAGCGCTCAGAGAGGTTCTTATGCTTGGTCCTTGCATATACCCGCGCAGGATCGGGAGATTGTTTTATTGCTTTCTTTATGGCATCAATAAAATCTTCGCGGTCGGTTTCAATGTCAACTATGTCGGTTATCTTCTTAGGTTGGATGTGGCTAACATAGCTCTTAAAAAGGCTGTTGTTAGTTAATATATTGCCTTCTAAGTCGGTAACAACATAGAATAAATCGAGGTTATTCTCTAAGATGTATAAGAGAGACATTGGCGAAGCTCGGTGAATAGTTTAACCCAAGAAGATAGCGAATTGTATAACCAATATGCTGTTAGTGCAATGGTGAATGAGAATAACATTCCCATCACTGGCGCGTCAATGGTATGGTCCTGCTTAACAACAGTCTTTGGCTTAACTTCCATACGTTGATATGGCTTAGGGTGCACCAAGAAAGGCGAATTGGTAGGAGTAATTGTATCGCTTGCGTAAGTGTCATGAATCATAGGCGTCTCTTGATGTGGTAAGTTATATTCCGGCGGTGGAATCTCAAAGGTTTGCCCCCATTGGTCAACCGCGTAATACTTGCCAAATATACTGAATTTATCAAGAGGCTCCGTGTATACCCAAACATCATAATGAGTATGCAGCTTGCAGCCCTTACCAAGTATGCAGGAGGTGTCAAGAGTAACTATTGTATCGGCTCTTTCAGTTATCATCTTCTTTGGCTTTAGGAATATAACCAGCGGCAATCATAGCCGCCACAATCGCTGCAAGTGTTTCTGTTGATATAGCTTTGAATATAAGGGCAAAGACGGAAGCTAATACCACTAATGAGCCTATTGTTGACCGCCAGTGTTTAACAACAATATCGAGCGCCCGTCTTGACTTACTTATTTTTCGCCGCATAGAATAGTTATACGAAGGGCTTAAAATAAAGTTCTGCTTCTTTTTGCCGCCGCGTTACTAATCCGTTTACCTTCTTGCCGCCTGCATTTACCCATTTGCCGAACTCGCGGCTTATGGTAGGGTCGTTTGGATTTGCTTTCACTAATTTAAGCAGCGTTGACTTAGCAAGGGCAGCAGTTCCAAGATTAAAGGCGAAGCTAACCAGCGCATCAAACTGATTTTGGTTGACCTGCACTCCGTTGAGCAGCGCGTTAACATTCTGCTCGAAGTCGCGCACTGTCTTGCGAAGAAGAATCTCAGCCTGCTCTTTGGTGATTTTATCGCCCATCTTTACCTTCTGGTCGTTGGCATAATAGGTGCTGCCATAACCTATCGTAGCCACATTAGCCTCGCATAGGTAGGCATTGAGCCGCAAGCCTTCAAAGGATTTTATGAGCTCTAAGCCTTTGAGGCTAATCGATTTCATACTGGAAGATGGCGGTAAAAATTGCACCTGAAAATGTAGAGCTACTATCAGACGCAAAGTTGATGAGATTTTCTCTTATAAATGTAGTAACTTGACCATTTGCGTCTCTTATTCCGCAAGCACCTATTGAATTATTGCTACTTGGAGTTAATGGATAAGTGAAATTAAAATAGCCATCGGTATCGCCTTCAAAATCTAAATCAACAGTTCCATAAATTGTGCAAGTTACAATATTTCCAACCCTTGAATATTGCGCTTTTGTTAATGTTGGATTTGAACAAGCACCATCTGCCCCATCCAATGTCGGAGTCCACGTTCCGCTTATTCCAAAATTCCCAACCTCAATCTTCTTGGTTGTACCTTCGGGCGATTGCGTGGTATCAGATACATCAACGATGCAAAGGTAGTCCGCGCTGTCTGCTGCTGATAGCGCTGTTAAGTCTGTTATTTTTATTCCTGCCATAAGTCGGGTGGTGTTATTGGTTTATAAGTTATCAAAGGTAATAATTTAACCCATTCAATCGAACACTGCTGTACTTCTTCGGTTGAGATTATCCAGTTGCCATCCGCATCTTGAATGGGATTGAAGTAATTGTCGGGGATGAACTGAACGCCAATAAGGCTCTGAGCCTCTTCGTATGTGAGTATGTGAACTTGCATTAGACTTGACGGGATAAGGTGGTTTGAAAGGCTTGTACTGCCGTGTATAGTGCCGCTGCTTCGCCATCAGTTAAGCCGATGCCTATTGATGCAAAGGAGCATTGTTTATTAGTGTAGAAATTAGGACCTGTTACATTATCACTTATATTAATTGCGCCAATAAATATACTAAATGTATTTCTTGCCCAAGTAATTGTTGATGAATTAGTGTTAAGTAAAGTACCATTTTTATATATTTTTCTGCTTGATGAAGATGTTATTGAGCCAGTTGTTAAACCTCTTGAATCTGTTGAAGTGCTCGTAACTATTCCAGTTACTCCAGAACTTTCCGATGATAAAAATCTATTAGTATTACCGGGTCTTCTAATTACGATATCAAATCCTGTACCTCCAAGACTTCCACTAACACCCATAGGAATCTCTGATGTAAATGCACTATTTGTTCTGGTGTAATAACTCAAATGACCTGAATTAGCTGTAAGTGATATATTTGGAATGAGAAAGCTATCCGCATAAGCATTAGTTCCGTTCGGCAGTGCACCATTACTTGAATGAGTCCATCCGCCAATAAAGCTTAATCGGAATGCTGCATTCAAATCTCTTGGGTCTTTTAAATTCCAACGGTGGGTTGTAGCCGTTCCACCAACAAAAGGATAAATCGCGCTACACTTCGCCCAAGTGCCATTTGCTTTCATTGATGTAACCAATGTGCAGATGGCTTGGCTGATTGTCGCGTCAGTGATTCCTGCCGCAGTTAAGAACGCATTTGCATCAGCATCACCGCAGCCATACCAATATGGATTAACTAAAAAGCTCATGCGTAAGTACCGATTAACATTACTTTCAATCCCGTTGCTGTGCCATTGCCTATTTGGTCAATGTCGATTGTTATCTCAGCATCATCGGCGAGAGAGGTGTCGCTAATCACTGGCGGCGTTGCAGCTGTTGCACTTGTCTTTTCAGTGTTGTCAATGGTTAGCTTAGTGCTTAGGATACTTGTTCCGTTTTCGTTGATATCCACTGTAAAGATACTTCCGCTTGCTTGCGCTGTTGTGAGCGATGCTCTAACCGCAGTTAGTGTAACTGCTCGTGGCATCCTGAATGTTATCTTTCCATTGCCTACCGTCAGCGCAGTGCCCTCATCTGAGGCAGCAACAACTAATTCAAATGGTGTTGCAAGGTTGCCGCTTCCGAGAATCGAAGTGCCATTGATTGTCTTAATGTTTGTGCCGCTTGTTAGCGCATCCTGCTTGCCGTTGAAGGTATTCCAATCAGCGGATATCAAGAAGCCCTTAGTGCTTCCACTTGCTGCCTGCCCGTTGGTATAATCAATGCTTATTACTCCTGCCGTTGCGTTAAAGTCGGCAGCAGTGAAAGCCGCAGCTCCTTTAGTTGTGCCATCCGCCGCAGCATCTGCAATGCTTATTGCAGGAGTTACCCCACCGCTTGAAGCAATCGGTGCAGTGCCGCTAACCGAAGTAACCTTTCCATTGAATGCAGTCCAATCAGCCGAGCTTAGCGCACCTCTATTGCTTGCGCTTGCCGTTGGTAGATTGAAGGTGTGAGTGGCAGTTGTTGAACTGATGCCGAAGTCCGTGCCAGCCGTTCCAGTTGCGAAGTTCTGCACTTGCGCGGTCAAGCCGTTCAATGCGTTTAGCCCTGTGGTGAACGTGGTGATTACTTGGCAAAGGTTGTTGTCCTCAGTATGCAGCGTAATGTTTCGCCCCGATGTTGTTACGAAAATGCGTATTGCGAGCCTATCTGTTGCAAGTAGCACTGTGCTTGGTACTGCAAGCGCACTAACATATAAATCGACCACCGTACCGCCTGTAATCGCTTCGGGATTTGTAGACCCTGAAGATATGAGCGTAAAGGCTGTGCCATCGTACTTATACAATTCAATGTAAAAGCTCGGATTGCCACCACCACTCGAAGCATTGAAGTAGGTTTCAAAGTTCCAATTCCCTGAAGGGATTGCCAAAAGATTCGGATCGCCTGCATCGGTTAGGAATTGCGCAATGTAGCCATTACCCTGCGCATTAGTTCGTGTGAAGTTCGTACCACCACCAAGCACAGGCACTCGGCTCATTTCAAAGTATTGATTCCCGCCTATAGTACCCTGACTGATTGAGCCGTTCAGGTAGTAATTAACCGATGCACCACCACCGCCTCCAAGCGGAAAGTTCGCAAGGCTGCCATCGCCACGCACGTATTGGCTCACTACTCCGTTGGCTGTGATGTCCACGCTCGGAGTAGTGGTATTGTTCGGCACGTTAACGCTGAACGCAGGGTTTGTAGGTGTTGGAACGGTTGCCGATACCGATGTTACCGTGCCATTGGTCAAAGTCGGAAACGGTGTAGGTGTTCCAGTGCCGTCAAGATAGTCCGCGCTTGTTCCCGTTGGTACATCGAACTTGCCGTTGAAGGTTGTCCAATCGGCTGATGTAAGATAGCCATCATCGAAAGAATTTGCAGGCTGAATTGAGATGTCAGGAGTAGTTCCTCCACTTGAAAATATCGGAGATGTCGCAGTTACGTTAGTAACTCCTCCAGTGCTTACCACCGCCCAAACTGCTGCACCGATTGTAGCATCGCTGCATAGGTAAACAGTGCCATCATCTAAACTCCAACGAGAGCCGTTTACAAAGCCCTTAGAGCTATCATCTGTCGGCTGAGGTACTATTGCAAAGTTATGCGTTACATCGCGAATGGTGAAGCCGTCTTGCTCCATATAGTAAAGCCGCCCTGCTTCCCACTTTAGCTCATAGCTTATTGAGCAGATTTGCGCAGTGCCCTTAGCGCCGCCGTTGCCTGCATCGGTTGTACCTTTGCGGAATAGCGCACCATTGTCAAAGGTCAGTCCTGCATTTGCTATAAAGTCAATGTCGTTGGTTGTGCTATTGCCAACATCGGTAACATCTTGCAATGATCCAACGCCGCCGCCTCCTGATGGAATATTTACCTCAACTACTCCCGGTGATGTGAGTGTTGCAGTTACTCCATCGCCAGTGAAGTTAAGTGTTGTTGTGTTGGTGCTTACGTTGCTGCCTTCATCTTGAGTTCTAAGAGGTGTTCCGCCTCCGCCACCGATTGCCACCAATGGATCTGCTTCTGTTCCGTTTCCAGTTATTGTAACGCCATCAACAGCAACCTCTGTTAAGCAAGGTGTGCAAGGTTGCAAGTCAGGAAGCGGAATATCGCCCGTTGCGCAAGTGTCATAACAGCCATCTTCGCTCGATGTGATAACCTGCACATCCATATCAACAGAAACGCAAGCCCATTCATAGTTGGCTGTTAAGGTCTTAATCTCGTTGATGTAGCCCGTTGGTACTACCTCATAGTTAATAACCCCTATGTTTTGCTTGAATAGCGGGTCAGTGCCTGATGCGAGCTTGTAGATTCTTGATGCTAACCAATCCTGCGCGTCTTCACCATCGCAAGGTAGGTGCGATTTGCGCACGATTGCATAAGCCGTCAGCGGGAAGGTCGTGATGTATAACTGCTTACATCCGCTCATCTTGTAGGCATCGGTCTTGTTAACTGTTACCTTGCTGCGCTTAGCCCAAAAAAGCGTTCCGTTCTTTGCATCAAAGTTGGTAACAACCTCAGCCTGCCCGTTGCCGATGTAATGCACCCAAGCCTTATCGTTGCCGTTTGCGTTAAGCTCGCATAAGCTGAACTGCTTATCGAAGATATTAGCTACCTCAATGCGCTGATTAAGTCTTTCAATTATGGTCTTTAGTAGATTCATGGTTTGCTTAGATTGTTTGCGATTTGTTCCGCTAATAATTCTGCGTGTAGTTCAAGCATTTTATTCTGCTCCTCGTCTGTTGGTTGGAAGATTGGTCCGTAACCTTTAAAGCCTTTTCCATTTCCATATTGTAATCCTTCTGCTTTTCCTGCTTCATCTGCTGCTATAAAAATAGCCGACCCGAAGCCCTGATTAAATACAGAATCTTTGTCTTTTCCAAACGACCTTCTTAAAAAGCCAGTTAGTTCTAATGGCGGTCTGCCATTCTTTTGCTTGATTAGCGCATACGCAGGAGTGTATGGCTTAGTTGGTAGCTTCTGTCCTGCGGTATTACTCCCGCCGCTTGTACCTATTCCAAATATTCTGATATCCATCAATCGCTTCATATCAAGCACTGCGAAAAATAACGGAGTAAAGCCGCCGCTCCATTCTGCAAAGAGCGCGTCAATTCGTTCGCTGATCTGTTTGGGTGTTGCCATTATGGAAGCGCTGTTACATACTTCATGTTCTTGCGGCAATCAAAGCAGTTGTTGTCATCAGGTAGGCGCATATTCTGCAACATCGCTGCAAGCTCCTCATTGTATCTTGTTGCTGCAATGTCTCTTGCTTCAATTATCGTTTCCCTTGTAACACTCACCGTTGTATTCACTCTAATGGTTGGTGCAATGGTTAGCGAGTAATCGTATATCTCCACCGCCGTTGCATAAGCAAGCGGCATCGCCATCAATCCACCAATGCTGCACAGCCACGCCTCGCGGTCGCAGTTAACATTATAAACCATTGACATACCTTGAGTGTATTTCTTGTTCTTAGAAGTCAGCACATCAGTGCCGTCTGTTGTCAGCTCAATTCCAATAGCATCGACAAATGGGCAAATGTGTGCAGCTCTCACTCCGCCGCCGCAATCGTAGCAACTGCCCTTCTTGGTTATCATTTTTGTTGTATCATAAAGCGACTCATAGACAAAAGCTAAATCTAACTTCCTGCGATTCGCCTTGTAGGTCCTGCCGATAAACTCCTCAACCGCCTCTGATTGATAGTTGAATGTACCAACGAGCTTAAGCGTTTGCATATCAAATACCAATATCGGCACTGGCGTTGCCATTGTATATATGTCAATCTTTAGGCTCGATAAATAGAAGTTGAGAAAGCTAAGTTGATTTGGGTCGATGGTTACTCTTATACCTGCATACTTGCCAGCACCGAGCGCTAAGTCAAGATTGCTCGCGTTGGTCAATACTTGTCCAATCCTCTTGCTATCAATTACAGTGTCAGCCTTCATCATTGGAGACAATCGCGAAAGCATATCACTTGACATCTTACGCCACGCAAACGCGAGCTTCGCATCAAATAGCTCAACACCGCTCATATATTGGTTAGTGATTAGCTGACCAAGTAAGGTCTGATTTATTCCTAAGTCATCTATATATAGCCCCGTTGTAGGCTCAGGTCTATCGCACCCCTTCAATCCAAGTAGTTTATCGTAGCACATTGATTGATATTTTTATTTGCAAATATAAAAAAAAAGGAGAGGCATACACCTCTCCAATTCTATTGCGTTAGTAGATTATCTCCGCTCTCGCTCAACAGTTCATCCAAGTCTTCACTTAGTAGAAACTGCGAGCCTAAGACGGGTTTACAATTGAAACGCAGTTTACATAGTTCACACCTGCAAACTTATCGCTTGCTTCATAGATGTCAGTTGGCAATGCAGCCAAGATTCCAGTTGTAGTTAATACAATAGATAAGTTACCGCAATCATCCTTCATTGTCAAATCAACTGGTAAGCCAGCAGGAGTGAACAATAAAGTTTTTGAATAGTTGCTTCCTGCAACTGGAGTGATGCCAGCGTTCCACTCAGCTAAGTTGAATGATAACCACTGCAACGCACCCGCTGTTGTGATTAACGCTTTTGTTTGCGATCCTTGCGCAGCAGCTAATCTTGAATCATAAGCAAAGCCAAAGCCGTTTTGCTGTGTGATTTCCAATAAGTTGATGCCGTACTGAGAGCAGCACCCAGCAGCCATCGCATTTGCGTAACGCTGCATTGCAGCACCACCGAATGCAACTGGAGCAGATGGATAGTTTGCCATTCTTGTAGCTTGCTGAATGTCAGCAATAGCAAATGGGTTAGGCTCATTGCCGTTGATTGTATCAATCACTAAGCAGTCAGAAGTTACGGTATAGAAACCTTCAACATCTGTTCCCCAGTTACCGATAGCAGCAACCGCTTGAACAGCAGCAGCAGAAGCTACTTTGCGGTCAAGTACATCCATCAAACGCATGATGCTCTCAAGCACATAGCGAGAGTTCTCTTGGCAATGGCGAGCGATGTCAGCAGCATTGATTAATTGAGAAGCAATGTAAGTGTCAGTTGTATCAACTGTGTAAGTTGTAGTTGTATCGCCGTAAGTGTTATCAGAAGTACAAGTTAAGATGTTGCCACCTTCTTCAACTTCTGTTTCAGGCAAGCGCTGAATCCAACGAGCTTGTACGGTTTTTAATTTGCCGCCGCCCGGTGCAACTTCGGTTCTGATTAATTTTACATTCTCAGGAGACAATAAAAACTCTAAGAAAGGTAGTTGCTCGCGTTGACCAACTTCGATAAATAATTCTCCTAACCACATCTGTACGTTAGGACATTCGGATAGTATTCTTGATATTGACATGATATAGTCGTTTGTAGTTTTCAAATTAGTACATCGTATTCTAAAGGCTGATGCGATAATGCCTACTGGTTGCAGCTAAAGTCCTGCCGACTACACATAGAGAATGGCAAAGGTATAAAAAAAAGTGCTGAACAAAACAAGCCCAGCACTTAAAAAACAACATCAACCACGATGCGCTATACGATTACCAATTGCAAATGGTTACTTACTTTGTATAAAATCTTGGATTGATAGATTTCAACTTGCTATTCTGCTGCTCAAGTATTGGAGTGAACGGCGTTTGCTTTGGAAACTTTGCACCAGCGTGCGGATTCTTTTGGATTATTCCTGCTTCTGTTGCCTCTTTCAATAGCACATCTGAAACGCTTAAGAATGAGCCTGCTTTCTCTTTAGACTTCAGGCGCTCGCCCGTCTTTTTATCTTTGACAATGAACGCTCCATCCTCCTCTAAGTCGATTGCATACTTCTCAGTAACGGCAGACTTAAAGCCGCGAATGGTGTACTCGTTAACTGTTGGGTCAAGTTTCAAATTCGCCAGCTCCTTCTCGAATGAATTGTTAATCTTGCTATTCTTCATCTCTGTTGCAACTTGCTGCTTATAATTCTCGAACTGCGACATCACATCTTGGCGAGCGCTATCAAGCTCGTTGCTCTTGCGCTCAAGTGATTTATACTTTTTCTCCCACTCTTGGATAAGCGCCTCTGACCCGTTGCCTGATGCTCGCTTTTCCCAATCCTCGCGCTGCTTTTCGTATTCTGATTTCGCCTTCTCCGATGCGTTGCGGATAACCTCCTCAACTTTTTGCCCTTTGAAATCTTCATCAGTTAGCACAATGCCGAAAGGCTCAAATGCTTTGCGTGTTACATTTGCAATAGTGCCAGTTAGCTTGCCGATTTTACTGCTTACCTCCTCCTGCTTAATCCAATTTTCTTGGAACTTTTCTTTTGCTGCTTCGAGGTCGGTTGCCTCCTCTAAGTTCAGGAACTTCACCAGCTCCAATGCTTCCTCTTGTTTCATAATTTATTTCTATTGGTGTGAGTTTTAATTCTCTTGCGCCCCGTTTAATAAGCTCTTTGGCAAGCACGTCTGTTGCTTGTTTTACTGTGCCATCGCTTAATATATAATAGGTCATGCCACAAAGATAAATATTATTTGAAAATAAAATACATAATTATTTTGTTTGTGTGTTGCGTAATTAAAATAAAGAGTTATATTTGCCATATAATTATTCACTCAAAAAATCGAAAATATGAACACAGCAACAACAATTTTAAATCAATTAGGAGGTAACAAATTTATCGCTATGACTGGCGCAACTTGCTACTCAGACGGTAACACATTAATTTCAAAGTTCAAAGGCTCTAAGGTTGCAAACATTATGTATGTTACCTTAAATGAGAATGATACTTACGATGTTAAACTTTGCAAGTTCAGAGGTCTTGATGTTAAAACAATTAAAGAAGTTACTGGTGCTTATGCTGAAATGTTGAAGCCTATTTTTGAAGGAACTACTGGACTTAAAACTTCATTCTAATATGATACACCGCCTCCGATTAATTGACTGCACCCGATGTGAGGGTGCAGGCTACATTCTTGAGCATTCAGTGCGCTGCTATGTCAACGACTGCGAAGTTGAGACAATGTGCAGCGATTGCACCCCCGAATGTAAGCGCATCAATACAATAGAATGCCGCCAGTGCGATGGCAGCGGCGAAGAATACGAAGAAGCACCTAACCGATTTGATGACCCCGAAAGATTTTAAACTATGGAAACAATTATAATAATATCACTAGGAGTAATGCTGATAATAGCATTGCTTAAATTAAGAAGTAATGAAGTTTTGCTTCAAACTTTAACCAATAAACTTAATGCCGAAGTAAGTTTAAAAGAATACAATAACTCAGAATCAAAAAGAAGAGAATCAAAATTAAGTAGGTTACAAGATAAATATGATACTGCACTTGCTGCAATAAATGAAAAAAAAGAGGTAATTAGATTACGCGACTTGAAAATAATTGATTTGGAGAAAACAAATAAAGAATATTCCGCAAGAGTTTATCAGTTGCAGACTGTAAGAGATACTGAGAAAGATGCAGCAATTAAACTTTGTAAGAAATCAGTTGCAGCAGTTGCTCATCTTAGGGCAGAGTTAGATACCATTGAAGTTCTTTTATCTAAGCATACCCCTCCGCCTTCGCTCTTGCAATAACACTTGCAGGAACACGCTGCTTAATCACCGGCACGAGGTAGTGGCGGCAGTTCCAACCGCCAACAAAGGTGAAGATTGTCTTGCTATCAGTGCCATCAATGCGACCATCCCAAGTGCCGCCTCGTATGTCGTTAATGCCTGCGCTATTTTCGCCATTGCCCCATGATTCAATCTCTTTGCGGTGAAATATCTGCCCTT